GCTGAATAGCTACTGGCGGCCTGCCTTGTGAGTCTTTGAAAATGGCCTCTTGAAACCTTCTCTCAGCCAGTTCTCGCATCGCCTCACGCATCGTTTGATTATTCGTAATAGGGATGGCGAAGGTCTCAGCTAAACGCGCTGCAAGGGATTCTACAAAGTATTGAGGAAGACTACCCTCATCAGGACGATAGACGTAATCAGCCTCAACTTTATGAATATCAGTGTAAAGTTTATCCTCGTAAATCTCGTAAGGAGGATTGTGTTTTACATTAACCAGCATTAAAAGCTGAGAAGGTAACTGGTAGGCATAGCGCCATGAGTTAAGAGGTGTATCTGTTAAACGGTTAAGCTGAGACTTTCCTACAGCAAACCGCCAACGATGAGAGGTTAAGAGACCGTCAAAGGTCACTTCATATAATTGCGAGGCGACAAGTCCTGCTGTCCCCTCTGAAAATGAGGATATGGGTGCTTCGCCAATTAAGACCAAAGCCTGAGAAACAATATCGAATTTACTTGCCATGCACAAGCCCCATAAAAATCAGGGGCAACCCACCGAAGCAAGCCGCCCCCTATTCCCTAGCGGGGAAAGTTAGTCTGAATCAGTCTCAGCAACCGCCGTACCATCAGACACATCAACCACCCCACCAGTATTTGACAATACGCTTACAAAGTTAGTTGTAGGCGTGTTTGTGTCGCATACTAGAACGACATCACGAACCTGAAGCAAGTCAGAGGCACTATTAAAATAACCCTCTGTGTTCACAGTCGCGATAGCATCAGTAGTTGAATAAATCCAAAGGCGTGGAGATGTGCCAGTAGGACCAACGCAGGAAAGACCATCTAATGAATAAGCCATGATAGACCCCCTTAAGTTTCAGTCGCTTGGACTTTTACGATACCAGTCTCATCGATCGCAACCGCACCCGCTTTAAGCAGACCGTTACACAACCATGAAGTTTTTTCTGGAACGTAGTTGATCTCTGTCTTCTGTTGAATACCAACAGCAAGACCCATAGCATCCATATGGAAAGCATAACCATCATAGACGTTAGCCGCTGATGTAATGCCACCCTCTGAACGAGTACCGAAGAAGACGAACTTGAAGCCCATAAAGGTATCAATTTCACCATGAGCCAGAGCTTTGACAGTGTTGTAGTCAGAGCTGCCCACTTCAGTTTCTTGCAAGAGAGTCCATTTGGACTTAGACGAAGCAACCATGATACGGCCTTCTTCTGGGACTTCGTTGTCATCCAACTCAGAGCCAGCAGCAGCTAGTTTCTCGATGTTCAATCCAGAGCCAGCACCACCTACAGAGGTGGCAACAGTAGCGGTAGGAGCGGATTGATTAAGCGCATCAATGATTAACTGATCTGAACGACGACCCAAAGCGTGAGCGATGGTTTTAGCCAGCTCAGACTTTTCTTCGAAGTTTACTTCAGCTTGGTCGAATACGTCTGTATATTCTGGAGCGTTCCAGTTTTCTAAGACACAGTTAACCAGAGTGTGGTTAACGTCCATAGGCGTTACATCAGCCTGAGACGCTTTTTGGTTAGCAAGCCCTTTACCCATTGTGCGGAACTTGTAGATGTCTCCAACTACACCCGAACGAAGTCGAGTACAACCCTGTAACTTGCTACCGCCTTGGTAGACATGATGTACAAGGTTGTCAAATTCCTGCTGGGCTACAGGCGATAGATTCTTACTCATCGCGAGTACCTCACATTAAGAAATTAAACAGTTAATGCCTGTTCAATCGGGTAGCCTTAGAGGGGCCGATTTAACTGACTAAAGTTAAACCACTCTAGGGGCTTGCTTAATGCAAGGTAGCCTTTAGGTTTAAATGGATTATATTTTACGTTTACAGGATTGTCAACTATGCAGTACCGTGATAGTTCTGCATCATGCGCTGAACCTTCTGTCTATGGCTAGGGTCAGATGCGTACTTGTTATTCCCTTGAGCATCCTTTTCGGTGAAAGCCGCATCAATATCAGCTTGAGTGACTGCGCCCTTGTAGCTGGAATCGCTAGGATCTGGCAACTTAGAACCCCTTGTCATCTTGATTAAATTTTCAGCCATCTGGAGAGTGTTAGCATCCGTCATCATTCCCTTGAACGCCTCATAGTCCTCCGATGACATATTAGCCCTAGCCCAGCCTGAGACAGCCCCTACGCGCTTTACACCATCAGGTATAGAGGATAACTCAGACTCCACCCTTTCCCCCTCAGAGGCCATTTCAGAGGCTACAGCACCAGCCTCATACTCCACGAAGGTTTTGATGAGTTTATTCAACCCATCTTGAGACATATTCATTTCTTTGGCGATAGGCACAACAGCAGCCAAGAGAGGGTCATCGTCTTTCAACTCCCACTCTACCCCTTCAGGCAGAACAAGGTCTTCAGGTAGTCCCAGCTCATATTCTTCTGGAGCGCCAGTGAACTGCCCCAATTGCTTTCGGATCTCGTTATAGCCTTTAGCCTGATCTGAGACAGACTTATACTTAGAGTCTATCAACCAGTCAGGTTTATCACCCTCACCCGCTACTTCATCCGACCAATGCCATGAAGGCTCTTGGCTCTCTGTGCTTTCTGTTGGTTGATCGGTAGATTCAGCTTGTAGCTGATCCACAAGGTTTTCTTCAGTCATGTGGTTGCTCCGCTAGAGAAATTTTAGTAGTGATTGCTGTCAGGAATTGTCTTTTGCCTTCCTTCATAGCCAGCTCGGTTAGACTTGCATCATAGGCGCAGGAATCACCAAAAACATGGGCCCCGATCCATTTTGCAAGTAACTCAGCACCATCAGGATTCTGTACAAACACCCGATGATACAAAGACGCTTCAGCTAATTGATCATTGTTTAGCTGCTGCTGTTTTTCTTTTATTTCTTGTTTGCTTATCATTGAATTTTATTTAAAAACGCCTTAATAATCATTAATAAAAATTGTTCAAGCTGTTCATCTCTTTTATACAAGTCCCTAGCATAACCGCCGCCAGTTGGCTTTATAACCTGCTGTGGATTGTAGTAGTTAGACTGGTAAAAGTTTGAACCGTGATACTTAGAACCGTAGTAGCTAGCTGCCATCGACCGTCACGCTAGTTCTTTGGCCGTTAGTGTCAACCGTAGCAACGATACGATCCTTGCTGTCGTTTGCATCTCTCATGCTGACTGTGTTGCCCGAAACAGTTAATTTTCCGGCAGCCTCCGCCCTCATAAGCCTCATGGCCTGTTGATAGGTTTCACCCGTCTCTAATAGATCGCTTTCAGGGTTGAAGGTAGATGTAGCTAATAGCTGCGCGCTTTCGGTTGAAGTCAAACCCGAAACACCTGTTTGTTGCAAAAATACTGCTGGCGGATTTATCTGTATTGAATCGCTAGCCGCTGCAATAATGCTCGCTCCATCGTCTCTATCCACCCATAAATTATTGATCTGTAGTGGTGTCGATTTCACGTTGTCGAATGTTATCGCTACCTTGCCGGTTACATTTGTAATCCGGTTAATTTGCGGCCAAGATAACGCCTGAAAAGCCTCGGCTATGCCTGTCTGGGTAGTAATAAAATAATAATACCAAGCGCCAATATCAGGCCCGTTTATTACATTGTCTAACTCGTTAAAATCAAACTGCATGTTACCACTGTCCCACGTTATGCCAGTTACGGTAGAACCGTCTACACTGTGTGAGACATATATAGGATTGCTATCCTGTGATACTAAAGCTGACCAACCTGAAGCCGTTACAACTACCGTAGTAACAAACTCTAGTTTATCTATTTTAGCTACTCGAACGTCCAATACATCGCCAGCCGTGTAGCCTGTGCCCTCTGCATAGGTCGCGGTGTAACTTGCACCCGCTACAACTGCGTTATAAACCTCTGTCGATGTTGTCTGGTTGTATATTCTTATTCTTGAACCTGCTGACAAACCTGTTATAGAAATGTCTCGTAATGGTAAAACTGTGCCATTGGCATCTGTGCGCGTGCCTGTAAATACACCGCCATTCGATAGGGTAATTAATCCTGTGGTTGTTGCATCGCCTGTATATGTGCATCCATCAACCACCATATTCCAATCATCTAAATTAAACGAATCGCCTTCTTTTACCCAACTTTCAGGAAACTCTAGTTTTGCATCGTATTCTAACTGTCTTTGATAATAGTCGTACAAATTCTGAGTGCCGTGATCTTCGGTTATTGTCACCGTGCTTGTATTAAAATTTATATCAATTCCAGTAAGCGCGGCAGCTGCTGACTTACTTAAAACTACGTTAGGATTGTTTGCCAGTCTAACTTCTTGTTTTATAGGCTCACTTACTGCCGATTGGAATCCTAAGTAAACGCAGCCATATTTTCTGATTCTAATGTCAAAGGGTGCTTTGCTAACCGCTGTAGCGCCGTGATCTTTACGGAAGAATCTTGCATTAATCTGTGAAACCGCACCGCTTGAACTTGTCTGTACGCCGCCGCCTTGCACGTCTCCAGCATTGTCATAGACTGCAACCTTAACGCCCGATAAGCCTGCGCCGCTGGAGTCTGCAACCGTATAATTAATAGACTTGAATTGTTCGTATTGTCCGTTGTTATCTGTTATTTTGTTGTCGGCGAAAGTTGTGCAATCCACAAACTTAAACAAAAGG